CCATGATGTGAAATCTTCTGCAGCTTTCTTTGCTAGTGGATCTCTCTTCTGAATATCAATAATCTTATCTATAGTTGGAATAATTTCTTCTTCCTGATTAGCTGCAGACCACATTGGTACTCTTAAAGTATCTGAAGATTTTCTTATATCTTTCCCTGATTGAGCAGAAGGCATTGTTTTCTTAGCATACTTACCATTACTTGGTGCTCCAGTTCTAGCATAAGAGAATACTACAGAACCAGGCATACTTACTCCATTCTGTGCAGGACCTCCCCAGGCTCCATTATAATTAAAACCCTCATTGGTAGTTCCTAAAAAAGAACCTCCATCTTCATATGTATCCATCCATCCCATTACTTGTAACTGTTTTGAGCTGGTGCTATTATGAATTGAGACACCAGGTGAGTTGTACTTGAGTTATCTAATATATGTCTTATCTTAAGATCCTTCGCACGCAAAGGAGCTTTTTTAAAGGCTCTAGTTGAATAATCCATGTTAACCTGATTAAGAACCTTATCAATTGATAATGATTCACAAGAAGGCACGAATAAGAACTGTAGAGGGTCTTTAGCAACATTCCAGAACATATTATACTGATAGAAGTTATCACTCTTCATAAAAGTAATAGTTTTACTCTCAGTACCATATTTAGGATAAGCATTATAAGCTTTTAGATTATTAAGTGGTTTTGATTCCAGCTCTAATAATCCTGATGATTGTTGATCATTATACAAGATAGCCTTATTAAACCACTTGTTATTGGGTTGAACTTTCAAAGTAGTAGTAAATACTCCTGAAGGATCTCTAGTGTATTCATATACCTTAGTATAATCCTGAACATTCTGTAATATTTCATCTTGATATTGGTATGAAAAAGGATGCTCAATAATATAAGGCTCTGTAATACCATAATAAGAATTATAATGTACCACATCAGTTAAGTGTCTCCAAGCACAAGCATGATAGATATACTGAAACTTAGTATTCTTATACTCATCTTGAGTAATATCTCTAAGATTTTGAATTACTTTAACCTTACATTTACCTGTAGATTCTAATATAATTTTAGTTATACTATCATCCACAACAAAAGATCTTCCAATAACTAAGTCATGGAAAGAAATATTCTCTTCAATTATATTTCCAAGAATGTCAGAAAGTGTGAAGGGACCAATCCCCTTACCACTCTCAACTATTTTTATGACTATTACTTTTGACATGATATTTTTTATGGACAGATTATTTCAGCACAAAAATCTTTCTTAGTACTATCTAGGATAGTTCTATCAGTTCCTGTACTACATGACAGTTGAGAAATTATTCTAACTTTAGATGCAGAAACAGAATCATAATAGTATTTACCTATTGTAAGTGGTGTTGCATTACCAAATGAACCAACACTCGTTACAGAACAAGAAGTACAACTATTAAACTCTACATTGTAAATATACATATTACAAGTGGTAGTAGTGGTAGTAGTTACAACTACACAAGGAGTTATATCTATAATAACACCTCCTACTATATGATATATGCCACTTCCAGAAACAGCATTGAAATAAAAACCATCAGGAATTGTATCACAATTATTTGTTCCATTATCTGCATAGATTTTTGAACCTACCTGTAGATTTACACTCCATCCTAATATCTGAGTTACAACAGTATTTGATGGAAAGGAAGCTACAAATTGTTTAGCATTACAAGCATTAACAGCGCTTCCTGTAGAAACAACAGTTGATGGAGGAGTTATAATATCATATCCTGTATATAAATAAAAACTTGTAACATTAGGAGGTCTTAAACAAACTACAGGAGGTGGGGGAACTGTAACAATTCCTGTACCTACCAAATGACAATCTGTCTGTCTAGCACTACCAACTAACACACAATCTAAAACTGTAGTAGTTGTTGAGGTAGTAGGAGGTGGAACAAATGGAGTTGTAGTTGTAGTGGTAGTAGGAGGATTAGCAACTAACTCTCCAGCTAAGAACTTCAATGGTGAACAACAAGTTTTTAATCCAGAATAAAAGAAATTATTATCTCCTATATACCAGTTAGGTAAATAACTATGAAAAGATAACCAGCTTCCAGTAATAAAACTATAGGACAATGTCCAAGACTTATTACAGAAGTATTCTGGATCTGATAATGCTATCTTAGTTTCAAAGAAGCTAGGGCCATTATAACCTTCAGTTTCTGTTACTTCAAAGTATTCATCAGTATCTGGATGATATGATATATTTTTACCTGCTTGAGGAATATAATCAAGTTTAGTAATAATGATTCTATCAAATTTACTATCATATACTCCATGTAATCCAATTCCATTGAAGTTATTGTCTATTTTAGCATTAGGAAAGTATCTTAATATCTCAAAAGCCAAATGATCAGTAAAGAATCTATTCATTCCAGAACCTGGAGCAGCTAGATCTTTTCCACCATTACCACTTAATAAGAATATCTGTCCTCTTTTAGCATCAATAGTTACCTGACCATCAGGAATTTTCAATAGAAACTTATGCTGACTGCCTAGATATCCTATATCTGTTTCAGCATAATCATAAGGAGGCGTACTTCTTGAGAACAATGATTGTCCTAAATATACCTGGCCTCCAGTATTAGTTTGAGTTGTATATAAAGCATTATACAATAATGACTTGTTTTCAAATCTTGCTAACACCTGCCCTTTATCAATTCCATCCAATGAAGTTAAAGGCCCATAATTCTGAGGAAAATCAAAGTAAGATACTGCTCTGTATGTCAGCCAGTTATTAACTACAACATCTGCTGTAGCTAATTGTGGATCAGAAAATATAGCTCTAAAAGGATATATATAAGAACAAACTTCAAACTTATATCCTTCTGGTATATGGGTAAACAGATTCTCTATATTTTGTTTTGAGTATGAACCATTATAAAAATAAGTATTGTCATTAGCAATAGATACAAAACTCTCTTGTACCCATTCATCAGGAATACTGTTACTTACATGTGGCCAGAAATCACCTTCCTTATTATTATAAGCCTGACGCAAGTCAACATTGTAACTTGTTTCAACATAAAAGTTTGGTACTCCATAAGCAAACAAATAGAATATACCATCATAGAATGTTCTATTAGGATTAGAAGAAGGAAGAGGTTCACCAGGAAGAACAGGACTTGAAGGAGGTGTTTGACAATTAGGACAATCAAAGTTGTGCGCCTTATAGGAAATGATATTATTCATAACTCCTAAATTAGGAACATTAAAATCTTCAAGTATAGATCTTGCACTATGCCAGTACTTAGGATAACCTATATTACCTAACTCATCATAAAAGATCTCACTATCATCAGGTGCCCCTACTCTATTATCAATAAAGAAAGGTACTTTAGTTTTATAAGCAAATCTACTTATAAAAGTATCTCCTCCAAAAACTACTTCAGGAGCTTGTACTGTAGGTTCAAACATAGTTTGAAAACCAGTATCTATAGTTTGGTAACTATAAAGCTGTCCCCATTGTGATCTAAAAGTATTTTTTAAAGAAGCATAGTAAGAAACTACAGTTATATCCTGTTTCTTATCAGGTTCATCACAAGTACCTGGACAATAAGGTTTAACAAGAGTAGTAGTTGTAGTTGTTGTTCCACCAGAGGTAGAAGCACAAGGCAATTGACTACCACATCCTAAAGTAAACCTAGAAACATCTTGAATGTTTATTGGAATCATGTTAGGACTCAAGTGAGGATATAGAAAAGGAGTTTTTGTAACATCTGTTTTTAAATAAACAGAAGATTCTCTTTGATAATTATTAATATCAACAGCTTCTCCATCAACATTTTCTTCTCCAACATTTAATATAGCAGGAATCAAGTATCTCTTTAAGTCAAGTCTTCTTTGTTTTATACCCAAATCATCAGGAACAGCAACAGAATAATTATAATCTGCTATTGAGTTAAAAGAATAAGCATAGTTCTTCTTAGTTATACCATTGATATAAATTTGAAGATAAGCCTGATAAGCTGTAAATGTAGCTGTAGCATCACCACCGCCAACATTACCAGCACTAGTCAATGCATCACCTTGAGCCTCTTTACTTAATAGTCTATACTTAGCATTGTCCTTTACCTGAACAAAATGAGCTTGTCCTTTACCAAACATAACAGATTCTAACTTAAGAACATCCCCTAAGAAAGGCTGTCCAAAAGAAGTCTCTGGTGAATTAAAAATTTGTCTTAAAGCCAATAGAGGATCATCCTGTATTGCTATAGGTGAATCTGGAGCAAGACAATTAGGTCCAATAAAAGAACTGCTAAAATCAATATCAGTATTACATAAGTTTCCACAACTGGCTGAACATACAGGAGCAGATGCTCCTGGTTTAGTGTAAACTAAAACAGTGGTTCTTTTACCAACTCCAGCTTCTTCTTTTACACCAGTCCATCCATCGAAAGAAAATGTAGCACCAGAACAGGTTTCAAATATACCCCCGCCTACTGAGATTCTCCATATATCATAAGAAGAAAGAGTAGCTGTAGCTACACTTGAATAACTAGGATCATAATCTGGCCAGTAAGAAATAGGAGGGCCACTCTCTGGATAAAAGAAATAATTAAATTTTCCTGTTCCAACCAAAGTAGGAATACCTGCAGAACAAATTTTTCCTTGTACTCCTAGAGTTGTATATTTTATAGTTTTTAATTGACCTTCAACACAATCTGTATACTGAAGCTCTGTAAAAGGCTCAGCAGGATTGGTTGTATTATTAAACATATTTATGGTTATATCATAAGACTTGCATGATTCTAACTGAGCATTACTTTTTGATAGTATAAAGGGATCCTCACGTAAGTCATTATATGGGTAATTAGGATAGTAGAACTCTTGTCCTTCTCTATCATACTTACCAACATTACGTAACATACCTTTAGCAACAATAGATTTATTATCAGTTCTATCTCCACGCACTATCTTAAATCCAATAATATCAGCTTTTTGTTCATCAGATAAATCAGACTGTTTAATTAAGGTTTTAATTTGTTCAATGTCAACTCTAATACCAATAGGGAATATAGCATCATTGCCCATTACTAATCCAGTAGAAGAATTATAACTGGATTCAATAATAGGAGATACTTCTACATCAGGAAATTTATGATGTCTAATCTTTTGGCCAGCTAATTCTCCCCACATAGATTCATCACAGGAATACTCATCCTCAGATTCCCAATAAGCCATTGCACCATACTGATATGGTCCTTCATACTTAGATGGATCTGCAGGCGCTGGTACAGGATACAATGATCCTAATACAGTAGCTGTGTTATATATTCTCCAATAAGGAGCTCCTAAAGGAAACTTTTCTGGATCTTCTATAAAGTCATCATTAGAAGGTAATATATTAGGCATAGCTATCTCTGTCTGAGTAAGTATTCTACCTGGGATGTGAAAACTATCTGCCTGCTTACCACTTCTAAGTAAAGGAACAAACTCAAAAGCATAAACCTCATCTCTTAAGTATCCTCTAAAATTAGTAGCAAGAAGCTCATCTGAATAATTCTTTGTACTAGGAATACGAACTGTTTCCCACAAGAGAGAAATTTTATTAGCTATATTTTGGTAGCTAATCCTTTCTCCTGTGGATAGTCCTTTCCATATAAGAACATCTTGAGCTGTGGTTACATCATCAGCTGGACCATAGAAAGGAAACTTCTCAAAGATATCATTAATTGTTAATCTAATAAGAGTTTCATTCTGTCCTGCATAGGTAATATCTTTTTCACTGCCATCAATATTATAAGTACCAACTAACTCAACAGATGTGATAGCATTAATGGTTTTGATTACAGCTAAATTAAAATATTCAAATTGTCCTCCAGTCTCAATATTAGAGACATGCACTATAATAGATTTACCTACAGGGTAGCTTAAACTAACTGTAGTTACATTTGGATCACCAATAGGAGTAACATTAGTTACTGAATGAAAAGAAGATAAAGGATTACCTCTAGCATCTGAGTACTGGATAGCAAATTGGTACCCCCCTGCTATAAGATTACCACCAATAATTACATCCTCTACTTCAAGTTCTGGAATAGAATAATTAGGCTGAACTCTTATCTGATTACAGTCTAGTTGATCAGTCAGATGTTCATCACAAGGAGTGCTTCCTGGGAGTGCAATCATAGGTATTTTAGTAATATCTAGATTTATATATCTCCTGTCAGCATTAGGCTGAGCCCAATAAAGTTCTGTACCACAGTTACTAGTTCTATGTACAGACTTATGAATAGGATATCTTGCATCAAAGTTTAAACACTTTGCATTTATTAAAGTATGATAAATACAATCATTATTGTACATATAACCTATCTCACTATCTCCAGTAACAACATTAGCTAAGAAGAATACCTGTTTAGATTGTTCAGGAATAAGATGTTTACCAATAAGAACATAGTTATCTGGAAAATCAAAACAAAATTCATTGGCTGGTTCATTCTGATAAGTAATACTATTATTATCAAAGTTTTCAACAGCTGCATTTAAGGCATAAGAAAGTGCTCCCTTATCAATTTGACTTGGGATATTATCCATATTCAGACCTTTAAAAGCCTGATTATAGTTATTGTTAACATCACTTTTAGATGATTTATTGTTATCTTCAGCCATGATTATTGGTTATTTCTGTAAGGGCCATTAGAATTTCTACCATCAGGATTATTGACTCTTCTAGGCATTTGATACATATTAAGTCTATTCAAATCCTGCACAATTCTTCTTTGCTTAGTATAGACATCTTGTTTCTTAACTTCTATATTAGCCATAATATAAGCCTCATCACAAAGCTGTTTATAATAAACAAGTTTTTGCTGAAGCTGATTGAATGTTTCATCAGTAGTCTGATTAGTCATCATCTCCATTATCTTATACTTAATGAAAGCTTCAACAAACTCTCTAATTCTATAATTATCAGGAATTAATTGATTACCTATTTCATCATATTCTGTTGCATACATCAATAAAAAGACAGAACCATGTCTAAAGTTAGTAACAAATTTATTACCTCTTATATCAAAGGAATCAACTGAATTTGAGGCAAAGTTAGCACAATGAAGATCACAATGATCCTTAACAGATATGTTACCTGGTTTAAGTAAGTATTGTTTGGATAAACTTCTTGCAACCTCATTATTTGTCTTATATACAACCTGAATAAGACTAGGAAGACATTCTCCATTACAATCAACATTAGAACAGTCATGATTACTACAAGTATTATTTTGATCTGTAGTAGTAGGGCCTACCTGAATAGTAGTAGCACTTGCAGTTTGAGAATAAAAAGAGTTTGGTGTTTGGTATGAGGGCAATGGAATTTCTGCACACAGCCAAGCTTCCCTAACAGCATAAAAATTATCAGGAAGTCTAGCTTCAAAATCACAGATGTCCAGTATATATGGAACAATTGTATAGGTAGTTCTGCCAAGTTTCTTTAAGCACTTATCAAGATAGGTAGGAAAAAGTAAATCATCTACTGCACCAGTATCAAAAAATGATTTAAACTCCTCTTTGATTGTAGCAAAAACAGGCTCAGGACTAACAAACTCATATTTATAATAGTAGCTCATGGTAGATTATTTACATCAGACAACCCATTCCTTATAAATATGCTGGTACTTATTATCCACTTTAATATAGTGAGCTAATAACCTAGAAGTAACTCTACTGGGTTTAAATCTCCATAGAGCAGAATGTTTAAATCTAGCTCCCTTCTTAAACCAATACCAACCAAAAAAGAAACCTTCTGTATGATAATTAAAATTATATATTATTTTACCTTTTTCTCTAGTTTTCTTCCAATCAACAGGAAGATTAATGAACTCATCATTCTTTCCAGTCATTCTTTTTCTCTTCTTCTTGATAATAGTAAACTCACCAAGACCAAGAGGAAGCTTTTCTTTGTAACCAGTTTCTAATAAGTACTCCTTATAAGACTCATTATACTGATAGATTATGTTCTCCCATTCTACATAAGTAAGTTTTATACTAGGGAACTTTTTACAGAACAACTTATAGTTTTCCTTACTTGCAGATCTCCATTCAACAGCGACTCTCATATTTATGATTGATTTGGTGCATTAGGTGCCTGTCCATCAATACCATTATTACTAACATCTGTCTTAATAGAAAAGTATGTTTTTAAGAGCTTCTGAGAAGTGAGATCCAATACTTGGGATTTTAAATACCCAGGTAAAGCAAACTCTTTATCTAGAGGATTTTTACAATACTCCTCAAGAGTAGGTTCTACACCACAATTACAATCAGGATACATTATCTCATTAGATATAATCTCATTGAACATAGCTACTAATCTTATTGCTTCTATATCTGGATTAGTTACATATAAATAATCATTACTTATCCAAAAATAATACTCTCTCTTAATTACAGGCAGTTTTAAAAGATTGATAAATCTATTAACAGTTATCTCTTTAAATTTAGTTCCCTTACCACTTAAGGCATTAATTGAATAAACTCCCTGAATAACATATTGGTAATTACCCTCAGCCATTTTTGGAAGTTTTAATTTAGTTCTTGCTATCATACAATCATCAACATAATTACCACACTCTGAAACAGGAACCTGAATCATTTCTAAACAAGGTATAGTTGTAAATATAGTATCTGTAGCCCAAAGCTTTCTAAGATTTGTTTCTCTTTTAATTAATAAAAGAGAATTATTTCTTATCTCAGAAGCTATAGTCCTGTCTGTAATCATTGAATCTGTTGATAGTAGTTTGTGAGTACTTCTCACATCACTAACCATTGATCTTAATGTTGACATAGTGTTTAAAAATATGGTAAAGTTAAAAAATAGTTAGCACATAGACTAACCATATTGGTTACTATTTATAATCAAATTAATTAACCCCTAGGACTTTATCTCTAGGGGTTAATCTGTTAATATGAAAACCAATAAACATATTAACTATAATGTTGTTGTTGTAGTTGTTGTAGGACATAATCTCTGTAAATTCCAAGAAGTTCCTGAAGGTCCTGTAACTCTAACAACAGCTATAGGATTAATAGAATAGTCAGCATTAGTATACTGCCACCATACTAATTGTTGATATCCTCCAGGCAATACTAAAGAAGAACCTGTTTCTGAAGTGTAAGTAGTCTGTCTATCTGGAATAGATCCTTTGGAAGAACCTATAAATTGATCAGTTACATTGGTTTCAGCTACAGTAGGAATAGTTGGATCACCATATAAGTTGTCAAAAGGTCCACTATTGGCAACTGTCATTCCTGTAGTAGCTTTTTTAATAGTGTTATGTATTATTTCTAATTTATCAGGAACACTTTGTGCATTAACTGCAAAGGTAATTAATCCTCCTAAAGGAGAAAGATTTACAAAAGACTCTGTTATACCTTCTCCTCCTGAAGTAATATCAGCATTACATGGTATATCTGGAACTAATGTAGTACTAGAAGTAGTAGTAGTTGTAGTCGGTAACAATGTAGTTGTGGTAGTTGTTGGAGTTATTAACAAGATATCAACATAATTAATACAATTTCCTTTAGATACAACTCTAACTATTTCTGTATAATCTGGTACTAATACAGAGGAATATCCTCCCTGTAGAGCAACTCTACTCACTCCTGTTTCAAAGGGAGTAGTAAAGGAATCTAAGTTAGAATATAGATCAAAAGGACCTGAGTCTAAACCTGCTATTGTTAATGTTAGTAATACTGTCATCTTATGATATTGTTAATGTTACAGCTCCTGTACTAGGTGTTTGTAAATTTGCTGAATCTGTAGAACTAGGAAAAGTTACAGACACTCCATTTCTTTTAATCAAGGTCATTGAAGAACTTGCAGAAGTTGTTGGCTGTAATGCATCAGTTGGAGTAAATAATACTGCATTCATGATATTATTAACTCCATTATATGTAATATTAATATCTACTGTTCCCATTATAGGAATAATTTGAACTCCTGAAGGAGAAATTGTTCCTGAGTAAGAGATAGTACAACATTGTCTTGGAGTAAATGTACTAAAAGATTGAAATCTTATAGTTAATATATCTCCTGCAACAAAATTACTTCCAGGTACAGTAAAATTTACAGTAGTACTTCCAGTAGCGTAATTAAAAGATCCTCCACCATCAGGATAAGGGTTAATTGTTCCTGTTACAGGTGCTACTGTAGGTGATGTAAATGCTAATTGTGAACTAGTTATAATAGTTGTTGATGTTGTTGTTGTTGGAGGCACTGTAGTACTAGTAGTTGTTGTAGAAGATGATGATGTTGTTGTTGTGGTTGGAGCTAAAGTGGTAGTAGTTGTTGTTGGTGCTATTGTTGTTGTTGAGGTTGTTGTTAATGAAGTTGACGTAGTAGTAGTTGTTGTTGCAGGAGCGGGAACTACAGCAATATCAATAAAATTAGTACACACTCCAAATGATTTTGCTCTTACTATAGTAGTTCCATTAGGAAGACTATTAGTAGGAAATCCAGCTAATAACTGAGCTTTTGATACACCCGCAGCAAAAGCACTAGCAAATCCATCCACATCTGAGTAGAGATTAAAAGGACCAGCATCTGTTCCTATTACTGAAAATGTTATAATAGCTGTCATGGTATTAGTTTGGAAAATTATTATACAGTATAGCTGTAATTATTATTGATGGAATATTTGGTACTCCTGCTAATGGAGCAGATGTATAATCTAGTGAAAAATTAGCACTAGTAGCTTGTGCTGCTACTTCTAAATAATCAGTAGCAGACACAGTACTACTCATAGTAAAAAAAGGTAATCTTGTATCATTATTAGAAGCAGATATCTTAAATCCACTATTAGCTACTGTTACTCCATTCTTTTTTAACCAGAAATAAATACTGCCAGAACCAGCTCCTCCTTTTAGCACTTGGGGAGAAATAGACAATTCCATTACTCCATCTTTATTTGCAATAATTCTAGAATTATTAGTAACTGTATTATGTGATATAAATTGGGAAATGCTTTGATTTACATTCAAAGGAATTGATAATGGAGTTCCTACAACAAAAGCAATATCTGCATTGTTATAAAATACGCCTCTTGCTATAACAGCACCTCCTAATTTTTGTCTGATATATCTGCCAGGATTAGCTAATAGTATATCTGTAGGTTTTACAACATCTATATCATCAGGAGTAGCTGTAGAAGTAACATCATATCTAAAGATTCCTGCAACAATATCATTTATAGTTACACCACCCAATAAGATAAATGTTCTGTTATCTATTGGTATCTCATCTTTCATTTCAGCAAGAGAAAGTTTATATCCTATTGGGTTTGGTATCATCTTATTGTTATTTAAATTAATTTATAATAAACCATCCTGTACCATTAGACTGAATCATAACTGCCTGTAAGTATGTTGTCAAACTGAATGTAGCAGCAAAATCTATTAATTCTGCACCATTTGGATCAATTGTAATATTGTTGGCTGTATTGTTTATTTTTTTAACACAATATATTAATCCTGAAGATGTAGCAGCTGCTGGTAAGTTTAGAGTTATAGCACCTGAAGTAGCATCACATAATATAGTATAATCTGTTACTAAAGCTGTAGCTGTTGCAGTGATTGTTCTTATACCAAGTTTAATACTGTACCAACTATCAAATTACCATTTTGTGTAATTTGAGATACATTAGCCCCTAATATATTAAACCATATTCCTAAGAATCCGCCTGTAGGTGCAGTGTTATTTACATCAGTTGATGATGCTATAATAAGCTGTTTTGCATTATTTGCAGATGAATATGAATTTATATAAGGCGTAGCAGTAGCAGAGTTATTTCCTGTTATATTGACACTCTGAGTTGGGACTCCTGGTCGAATAACAGATATTTCTCCCTGTGCTTTTAGAGCTAGATTAGTAACATTAGTAAATGATCCATTTGTAAATGATGGATTTATTTCTATACCTACTAATGTATCATTATTTGCAGAAGCTGTCAAAGGAGTATTAAGATATATAGATCTCGCTACACCTGAAGAAGCAACACTTGTTCCTCCAATATTTAACTTAGCATTACCAGTTGTTAATGTTCCTATAGAGACATCTCCATTAATATAATTAGATGCTGTACCATCCATAAAAAGATTATAATTATTAGGTGCAGAATTAAGTCCTCCTCTAAAAGCTCTATTATTTACTGCACCTATTAAAGAAGAGTCAACACCAAAACCTATTTGAGTTGTTACAGTAGATCCTGCACCAAATGTACCTTGAATAGCTGCATAATGCTGTAGAAAGCCTAATGTAAAAGAAGCAGCTTGTGTTGATGCAATGGATATATTATAACATGCTTGTGTAGTAACGTCCGATTGAATTACAGCTCTATGAGATGTACCATAAGAAGTAGTAGAACCAGTTATATTTCCACCAACTCTCAATTTTTCATTGGAAAAAGGTAAAGTGCCTATTCCTGTGTTTCCAAGCAAATAATTATCTGCGGTACCTCCAGAATAAATATTATATTTACCAGTACCTGATGAAACACCTAAATCAACAGCTCTTGAAATAGCTGAACCATATAATTCTCCTATTCTAACTCCATAGGAATTTGTAACATTATTTTGAGGAGAATTAGTAAGCAGGAATCCAAAGAAATTAGTTATAGGAAATGTATTTAACATAGGATTAACAAATCCCTCATATAATATTGCTGAAGTTATTCCTCCAGTACCACTACCATTTAAAGAAGATCTATGTATGCTAATTGCTGATAATGTTCCTAATCCATTTTGGGAAAATCTACTTTCATTAGAAATAAATGAGACTGTTGGCTGATTTGTTGATTTAGAATTAGCTATCTGTTTTAACCATCCTCCTATTTGTACAGTACTAGCTATTCCATCCTCTATATAAGTAATTGTCTCTATATTTCTCAGCCTACTCGTTGGTGTTGATTGAATTATGTCTACTCCCTGTCCTATAAAAGTATCACCAGTTGGAATAGTTCTAGTGAATTGTCCACCTATAAAATTATTAATAGTTACCATACCTCCCACGCCAATACCTGTATCTGAAATGGTACTATCAACTAATCCACTTACAGTACCAAACTTAGGTATTGTGTTAATTGTTCCTGTTCCTATAACTACAGAAGAACTTGCTATTTTTTCAATTACTCCTGTACTTGTATTTCTAGTTAATATATCATAAGTTCCTGCACTTGTTGTTGGTAATACCCCTAAAGTTGTTATTCCATTAAGTAATGTTGTTCCTTCTACTTGTAATCTTTGTCCTTTATCAACAAATGTGCCACCATTTTGTATTACTAAATTACTTGTATTAAATAACCTTATTTTTTGAATACCTCCTTGTAAAATAGATATGCTATTATTATTTACAGTATCAAAAGATAGTGTAGTATTAGATGTAATACTATTAGTCCTTACAAAACTATAGTTATTAGCATCTGTACCTAGTGCAACTGAATTATTTGTGGCAGGATTTATATTTCCAGATGTTGTGGTAACAGCATCTTTATCAATAACATATTTTGTACCAAATCTTAAATATTCAACAGTATGAATACCCATTAATCTTATACCAAATTTAGCATTTGCATCAGATGTAAATAAAGTACTCCATTGACTTGTTGTATTGAAACTTGTACTGTTTTTACTTATATAAATAGCATCTGTACCTATACCAGTTCCATCATTGTTTGCAATGAAACATCCTACATCATCAAATGGAACGTTATTTCTATCAATTAATGGAGCTACACTTGCATTTATTGCATATAGCACACCTTTATTTAAAGCTGTAACATCTGGTCTATCCTTAGCTTGAAATACTCCAGCAATTACACCTTTAAATGTTGCATTATCACCTTTTCCAAGTACAGTGGAATAAAAGGCTCCTTGTACGTTTGTAGGATTAGCAAAATCATATTGAACATTTACACTAGTACCAAATATGTTTAAAGGATTTATAGGTGTAGAACTCAACTTTGGTGTTACTAGAAACGCTAAAGAACTGCCTTTAGCTCCTGTTGTGAAATTTTCAGAAGCATAAGCATCTATACTAGCGGTGCTTGCAGAACCATAAGAGGTTCCATCATGCCCTCTAAATCCTACACTACCTATTGCATCTCCACTTAAAACAGCAGTCGTTCCGATTCTCGCTCGCCTAAATGCTAATACAGATATGTCAGTATTTGAAACTGTAGCGGTTCTGATCTGAGAACTAGCAAAAGAAGTACCTACTACATCAATAACTACACCTGGAGTTGACGTTCCAAATCCTGCCCTCTTATTTGTATTATCCCAAACAAAACTATTATCCCCTGATTGAGTATTTGCACCAGTCCAAAAAGCCACTTGTCCTACTGCTCCTGTACCTGTAATTGGGCTAGTTATCAAAGGCTGATATACTGTAGAATCAAGAGAACCATCAGCTTTTAGAAATTGTGTTGAAAGACCTCCTGGTACAATGAATTTTGGGGCAGTAATTTCTCCATTATTATCAATCCATGTTGTCTCTATTCCTGATTTAAGGAAAACAAGTCCTTTTCCTGTAGACAAAGTGGAAGCAAGTATTTTTAATGCTGGCCCTCCAAATTGTGCATAGGTTGCAAGCTGGAGTGCTGGACCTCCTGCATTAGCCCAAATAAAAGCTCCTTCAACCTCAGAGTCATTTTGTACACTAAATACGTTTGTAGATGTTCCTATATCATTTACAAGAGTAATCCCACTAGGAAGACCTACTGTGTTTATAGAGGATTTATATCCTGTAAAAGATTCTGAACCAGTTGTATGTAGAACATTTGAATTATCTGCTTTTAGAAATAGAGCATCAAACACTGCATCACCACTTGGTGCATGTGTAGTATCTCCATCAGTAATGAATTGTGTTATAAGATTACCAATTCCCTGAATAGTAATGAAACCAGCAGGAGATAATAAACCAGCATTTACACTATTCGCCAATGGAATAATAGCATCAGTTCCTCCAGAATTTTCAACTGTACCATCTATAGGTGAAGCTAAGTAACTAAGATTTATACCACTTCCTGCTGTACAAAGAATAGCTTCTATCTTTTGTAGAGCAAGTGTTATAGTTTCATTCGTTTTAATTGTTGAACAAGGAAGATTAGGTCCTGAATAAACAACACAATCAGAACTTAATGGATTACATTTTCCAGTACCCAGTTTAGTAACATCTATACAATTTGCGCAAGTTCCCATCTTTTAAGGAATATAAATTATAAAATTTGTAGAATATACAGGCTGTATATTATTGTGGCCTTCTGATGCTCCTGTTGAACCCACAATAACTGTTACTGTTAATGAAGTACTGCTAGTATCTCCTGTTCCATCTTGTTCTGCAGGGAAATAATCATTTCCTGCTTCATATTTTGGTGCTGCTAGTTTAGTTTTACCAAAAGTATGCTTATGTGGATTAGGATTAACATCAGCCGATGCATTATGTATATGTGGAGGTAATTGATTTGGACTGGTTAATACCGCCAAATTAGCTCCCACTGTAGAACCTTGAGAGTAAGTAGGATTTCCTACTATAGCAGGATCTACTGCTGGATTAAATGCAGTATTACCCATGGTAGTATTACCAACTAATACTCTTCCTCTTAAATCAGGAGTAAGATTCTGTCCATTACATAAGTAGATTTTATCCCAATCACCTATACCTGCTCCAGTAATATCAAAGACGCCTGCTGTTGGCCCAAAATAAGGAACAGCCACATAAGGAATCATTCTTGAACTATATAGAGTCGATGTTGGTAGAGAAGCTAAATATGACGCTATATAGTCATCAATATTACTGACAAGGACATAATTTGATATTACTTCTGCTGTAAGTACTGTTAAATTATCTTCTACTATACAAAGTTTAGTAATTGCAGCCTGAAGTATAGCATGTGTTCCTGAATCTACAGATACACCTGTCAAGCAGTCAATAACATAATCAGCATTTAATTCTATCAGTGTGTTTTCTGCTTCTATTAGTCTTGAATCCAAAGCACATATAGATCTAAACAATGCTGATATAACATCATTCAAAGTTATAGGATCAACTAGAGGAAGAAAACTTGATACCAAAGGACATAAATCCTCTGTAAGTATCACAGGGATAACTC